TAATATATCAGCAAATATTGGAGAGGATTTCAAAAAAGAAATATATAAAAATATTAAAGCTGGTCAAAAAATAGTGATAGAGATTTATTCTGAATCTGATATTACTTACTTGCAAATAGACAATAAAGGTGATTCTTCTTCAACTCAAAAAGCTTTTGCGGGACAAATAATTAGTGAAAAGAAATATGAAGAAATTTTTGTTGCCACAGAAAATATTGAAAAGTTATACGCATGGACATTAGGTAGTAATATAACAAAAGCTGGGAATGTTAATATAAAAATAAAAGGTTATATTATCTCAGAAATAGAACAAATAAAAGAACAGATGGATAATAGATTATCTTCTAAAAGTCCTTTTATTTATTCCAACAAAATAAATCTTACTTTTGGTGAACCTAGCGGTTCTAATCCTACACAAGTATGTTCTTTGACGGTAGAACACGATTTTCTGATTGCAACTTGTTCAAAATCATATCTTAGTCCCGCAACTAAACAATTTGAAATAGCACCATACAGTTATGGCGCACTATATGCTATTTTTGATAATAATAATAATATATTAAGGATAGACGTAGGTGCATTAGCAGGCAACATAAACAATACTACTACTTTAGTACAATTTGATAAGGAAAAAGAATTTGCTGAGCCGATTGTATGTTGGCAATCAGGGATTGTTTCTTATAAAAGAGATTCATACCTTGATATTAAAACTAAAATAGATGATAATAAAGCTAAAATAGAAGGTATTCAGCTAAATGATAATTCTTTATTTTTAAAAGGAGAAAATTTCACAAAGACCTTGTTATCAGGAGTGAATATAGGAGATAAAATAAAAGTAAAGCTAAAATCTGATGAAAATCTTTCCATATCACTTTTAGCAATAACACCAAGTCGTAGTGATACAATAAATAAATATTTTTGGCAGTCAATACAACCTAATAACACTTATGAAACCGAGTTTGATGTATTGGTCGATGGGGATATTATTTTGTGGACTACTTCAGGAAATATAACTAATGGTGGTAGTTTAAATATACAATTAGAAAAAATAGGATTAGAAGAAAGAATTGAAAATATTGAAAATCCTAAAAGTGAATTTTTAGCAAATATTCTTCCTCCAGCAATATATACAGTATGCAATGACATTGACTGGCAGAGAAATTATTCATTAAAATTATATATTGACCATTTATTTGCTGATGTTAATAAAAGACCTAATGTAAAATATTCTGATGGAACTACCGTAAAATGTTTTTATTCTAAATATAATAGCTATGGTAGCTATG